CTAAATGGGCAGGAGGAATTGGACTTCATGTTCATGATGTTCGAGCGAAAGGTTCTTACATTAAAGGGACTGGTGGACAATCAGATGGTTTACTACCAATGATGAAAACCTATAACGAAGTTGCTCGTTGGATTAACCAAGGAGGAAAACGTAAAGGGTCTTTTGCGGTTTATCTTGAACCTTGGCATTCCGATATTTTTGAATTTATTGACTTAAGAAAGAATCATGGTAAAGAGGAAATGAGAGCGAGAGATTTATTCTTAGCTATGTGGACACCTGACTTATTTATGAAACGAGTTGAGGAGGATGGTGATTGGTCATTATTTTCACCTGACGAGGCACCAGGATTATCTGACGTTTATGATGACCCAATTAATCCCACACAAGAGTTTACGGAGTTATATGAAAAATATGAAAAGGAAGGTAGGGCAAGAAAAGTTGTCAAAGCGAGAAAATTAATGGATGCAATCCTTACCGCACAAATTGAAACAGGAACTCCTTATATGTTATATAAGGATCCCGCTAACTACAAATCAAATCAAAAGAATTTAGGTACAATCAAATCTTCAAATTTATGTACTGAAATTATTGAGTATAGTTCACCGACAGAACAAGCGGTTTGTAATTTAGCATCAATAGCATTACCGAAGTATATTATTAATGGTGAGTTTAATCACGATTTATTATATGAGAACACATATCAAGTTGTAAAGAATTTAAATAATGTAATTGACTTAAACTACTATCCAACTGAAGAAACTAAACGTTCAAACTTTAAACATCGACCAGTAGGACTTGGTATTCAAGGATTGGCTGATGTATTCTGTATATTAGGTTTACCATTTGAAAGTGAAGATGCAGATAAATTACAAATAGATATTTTTGAAACAATATACTTTGCTGCGATGACATCTTCTAAAGATTTATCTAAAGAATTTGGTCCATATGAATCTATTGTAGGTTCACCAATTGAAAATGGTGTATTCCAATTCGAAATGTGGGGTAAAAAAGATAAAGATTTATCTGGTCGTTGGGATTGGAAATCATTAAGAAAAGAAGTAAAATCTTTTGGTGTTAGAAACTCACTATTAGTTGCACCAATGCCAACCGCATCTACCGCACAGATTTTAGGTAACAATGAAGCGTTTGAACCATTTACAACTAACCTTTATTCAAGAAGAACATTAAGTGGTGAATTTGTAATGATTAATAAACATTTGGTAAATGACCTATTGAAATTAGGTTTATGGAATGATACCATAAAGAATAAATTAATAATGGAAAATGGTTCAGTTCAAAACATACCTGAAATTCCAACCGAGATGAAAGAGGTTTATAAAACAGTTTGGGAAATGTCTCAAAAACGTGTTTTACAAATGGCAGCGAATAGGAGTATATTTATTGACCAATCACAATCATTAAATTTATTTATTGATAATGCAACTAAACCTAAATTATTAGCAGCACATTTATTCGGATGGAAATTAGGTTTGAAAACGGGAATGTATTATTTAAGAACGAGAGCGGCGGTTGATGCACTTAAAGGATTAGGTGTTGATACCTCAACCTCTAAACCTATTGAAATACCACAAAAAATGGCGACACCAACCAATAACCAAATCATTAGTGAAAATACACCTGAATTGGTAATGATGGGTGAAAAACCCACAGATTCCCCATTTGATTGTGAGGGTTGTGGGTCATAAAAATAATTATAGAGTATCTAAACCCATCTTCGGATGGGTTTTTTATTTATTACCATTTTAGTATTGTTTATATTTATAGATATGGCGATAAAATACGGAATAGATTTTCCATTCAGAGATAGTCAAATTGGGGATTTCGTTAAAATGACGGAAACACCCGAAAGAGAAGTTAGAGCAAATCTAATTCACCTTCTTTTAACTAAGAAGGGTAGTAGATACTTTTTACCAGATTTTGGTACAAGAATTTATGAATATATTTTCGACCAAAATGACATGGTTACATTTAATTTAATCGAAGAAGAAATAAGAGACGGTGTAAAAAAGTATATTCCAAATTTAGACATTAATTCAATTAATATCATGTCGGCAGAAAATGACCCCGATGAAACAACATCATTTAGTCAAGAAGAAGATGAAAGATTATTTAGGGTTTCAGAACAGGCAAATAAACCATATACTGCTAAAGTAAAAATCGATTATACGGTTAATAATGGAGCATTTTCATCCTCTGACTTTATTATAATAAACATTTAAAATGGCGAAAAAAATATCATACGCAACTAGAGATTTTGCGGGACTAAGACAAGAATTAGTTAATTTAACAAACGATTATTATCCCGATTTGGTAAAAAACACCAATGACGCATCAATATTTTCTGTGTTGTTAGATTTAAATGCTGCGGTTGCGGATAACTTACATTTTCATATTGACAGAGTTTTTCAGGAAACGATTTTAGATTTTGCACAACAAAGACAATCTTTATTTCATATTGCTAAAACATATGGTATTAGAATACCAGGTGTAAGACCATCGGTGGCACTATGTGATTTTTCAGTTAATGTTCCGGTTCGTGGTGATAAAGAAGATGAAAGATATTTGGGAATTTTAAAAGGTGGAGCTCAAGTGTCAGGCGGAGGTCAGATATTTGAAACAATAGAAGATATAGATTTTTCTAATCCATTTAACAGTAAAGGAGAACCAAATAGATTAAAGATTCCAAATTTTGATAGTAACAATAGTTTAATATCATATACAATTACAAAAAGAGAGGCGGTAGTAAACGGAGTAACAAGAATTTACAGAAGAGTAATCAATCAAGTTGACCAAAAACCATTTTTAAAACTTTTTTTACCAGAACAAAATGTTTTAGGTGTTGTTTCTATAATACATAAAGATGGTACCACATTTGGAGCTAATCCAACATCAACAGAATTTACAACGTCAACCAATAAATGGTACGAAGTAAAATCGTTAATGCAAGATAAAGTGTTTATACCAAACACCACAAGTGTTTCAGATAAAAACAATTTCAAGGCAGGAGATTATGTACCAGTATCAAATAAGTTTTTAACCGAATATACTCCTGAAGGTTATTTTTCATTAACCTTTGGTTCAGGAACGGTTGACCCATTAGATAACTTGGATAACTACATTACTAGCAACATGAAAGTAAACATTGCTAGTTTTTTAAATAACATGTCGTTAGGTACAGTACCTAAAGTAAACTCAACAATATTCGTGAAATATCGAATTGGTGGGGGTAAAGATTCCAATTTAGGAGTTAATGTTATAACAAGTGTGGATAGTGTCGAATTTAACATACAAGGTCCAAATTCAACTATTAACACACAGGTTGAGGATTCATTATCTGTGACAAATATCACACCAGCAATTGGTGGGGCGGACCAACCAACAATAGAAGAAATAAGAAATATGGTTGCTTATAATTTTGCAGCACAAAACAGAGCTGTAACGTTAAATGACTATAAATCTTTAATAGAAACAATGCCATCTACATTCGGAGCACCGGCAAAGGTAAATGTGATGGAAGAAGATAATAAGGTAAGAATCAAATTATTATCATATGACGAAAATGGTAGTTTAACTGACACTGTATCCAATACATTAAAAAATAATATTTTAAATTATCTTTCTGAGTTTAGAATGATTAACGATTATTTGGATATTGTGAGTGGTGAGGTTATTGATATGGGTTTAGAAGTTGATTTAGTTATAGATAAAAATACATCACAAACAGACGTTATTAAGACGGCAATCGAAAATATTGTAGATTTCTTTGCAATTGAAAAACGTAAAATGGGAGATCCACTATTTGTTGGAGATTTGTCAAAATCCATTGGTAATGTGTCGGGAGTTGTGAACGTTGTAGATTTAAGAGTTTTTGGAAAAATTGGTGGAGAATACTCATCATCCGAGGTTTCACAAAGTTACAAAGACAACGCAACGAAAGAAATACAACAAAGCGACAACACTATATTCATGAAGTCAAATCAAATATTCCAAATTAGATTCCCTAATAAGGACATTAAGATAAGAATTAAAACCTTAGGAACGACTACATTTTAATTAGTTTTTTGTTTATAATAATAGAAAATCCACCTCTTTCTATTTATTATAAGAATGCTACAAAAACATAGAATATATACAGATATTGGTAAAGATCAAAACATCACAGTCGAATTAAAACAAGACTATGATTTATTGGAAATCTTATCTTTAAAGTTTACACAGAAAGACACGTATACTTCACTTTGTTCAGATTACGGTGTTGTGTGTGGTAGAATCATTGTTAATAATGGTTTTGGGGTACCAAACGCAAGAGTTTCTATATTTGTCCCATTATCGGACGAAGATTCGACAGACCCCGTAATTTCGGCTTTATATCCATATAAAGACCCATCAGAAAGAAACGAAGAAACAAATTACAGATATAATTTATTACCGGCAAGAAAACAACACGGAGGACACGAACCAACTGGAACATTTCCCGACCAATTAGAAGTTCTCAATAGAGAAGAGGTATTGGAAGTTTATGAGAAATATTATAAGTACACGGTTAAGACTAATGAATCTGGTGACTTTATGATATGGGGAGTTCCGTTAGGATTACAAAAACTTCATGTTGATTTGGATTTATCGGACATGGGTTGTTTTTCACTAAGACCCGACGATTTCATTAGACAAGGAGTTGGATTAGACCAATTTAAAACATCATACGCATTTAAAGCATCTGAAGATATTGATTCATTACCCCAAATCGTTTCATTTGATAAGACGGTTGAGGTTGTTCCATTTTGGGGTAATGTTGACTTATGTCAAATAGGAATTACAAGAACGGATTTTGATTTATCAGATAAGGGAGTAAAAATTGAACCAAAGGCAATTTTATTAGGGTCAGTATTTTCCGACCAAGGAAACAACACGGTTAATAAAAATTGTACACCAAGAGGTGGTATGGGTAATAAGTGTGGTCTTATTACCGAACCGGCAACAGTAGAAATATTAAGATTTACAAACAAGAAAGATAGTAACAATCGACCAATATTGGAACTAATGGAAACTAGTGAAGATGTTGATGATAGTGGTTCATTTATGATTTCGGTTCCTATGAACATGGAGTTTGTTTACACAAATGAATTCGGTGAGAACGAAATTACAAACGACCCAAATAAGGGTATTCCAACATCTGCATGTTATAGATTTAGAGTATCCACAAAAAAT